TTGCGGAGAAGCGATCCGACACCAGCAACCTGCATCCCGTCCATGTTGGGCGAGCCAGGGTCGCCGCTCGGCATGTCTATCGGATCGGCAGCTGCTTCCATTGGAAACGGCTCTAGTGGCACCTCGCCGGTCGGCGGCGTAGGTACGTCAGGCAGGATGGAACCGAGGCGCTGCTCAAGTGGTGCGGTTGCCATTTACTTTTTCTCCTCGCCTGCAGTTGCTACTCCAGCCACGCCACCGCCATACAGGATGCGCGGGTCTTTCGGATCAAACGTGCCTTTGTTAAATACTGACTTAATCTGCGCTGAATTGAATACCACAATGCTTTCATCTAGCGCACCGCCAAACCCAGCATCAACCATTCTCACGCCATCAAATCCAATATTGTTTAACTCACCCAGCACTGCGTTTTGGAATCGCTGGTTATTACCAACTTCATACATCCTGCCGCCAGTAACGACATCAACAAAAGAATCAAAGTCATCAAACCCATAATCCTCACCGATAAGTTTAAAGACTTTTTGTAAAGCATTGGCTTCTTTTGCCTCAATGTTGTCCGGCCTTATGTCAATCAGATTCTCGGCTTTTAAATAAACGGGAATCGGGGCTCCATAAATTGATGCGGTTTCTTTGTTGGGAGTGAAGTAAAAATCTGCCGCAGTGATGTTTTTCTTTCGGTCAAACGCAAAATCGTCGGAGACTGCTGCTTTTGTTCCGTGATACACAACAATCGGCTTGCCTTTCTCGTCCACCACTTTGCTATTGCCAAACCAGTTTTTGAAAGCAGGCGTGTTCAGCTTCGGCGCAGACTTTACTTCAATGCCGGGGCTATCCGGCGCCATCTTTAATATTGCGCCAGTTTTTGTCAAATATTTTTCCATTACATCAGCAGCAGCTGGTGCTAGCGCCTCACCCAAAGCCTTGCCACCTTTTGCGGCAAGCGCAACGCCAGGCACAACATCCAATCCCTGCAGCACGCCAGTTCCGTAGCTCAATGCGGCTTGGCCATACTCACCAGCCTGCGCAGCCTCTCTTGCCTCACCGGCAGAGATGCCTGCTTCCTGCGCGGCAAGTGGAATCACAAACGGCGTGACATCAACTAAACCAATACCAAGCGGTGCGCCAGAGCTCTCGCCACCAAACATGGTTTGCGCCAGCCTGCGTGCGCGGACATTGTCCATGCCGGCGTTGTCAATCAGCATTTGCTGCATACCGGAAGCCAGCTTCTCACGCAGCGTCATATCTTTTGGAATGACAGAGCCCACAACGCCAGCCTTCTGATCCTCTGCAATCCGGCGCATGATCATTTCCGATTGCGTTGCCAGCGGCATATTGCGCATCATCTCCGCAGCCTGTTCAGGCGTGGTCGGCGCTTTAGGCAGACCAGCACCAGCAGGCGCATCTGTGCGTGTCTTGCTCGGGGCAGCGGCCAGCTGGACACCATCTAGGCTTGGCTCCTCTGGCGCAGGCTCTGTTGGCGTGGTAGGGAAATACCCCTCCACAATCATGTCCATATAACGCTGTTCAATTTGGCTATATGGCACTTCAGCCTCCTTCAGATATTTTTAGCAGGCGCTCAATCTCTTGGATCTGGCGCAGTTTCTTTGGATCAGTTCCAGCCTTTTGCTTTAGCGCTGGCAGAGTCTGCCGATTGATCGAGCCAGTAATCCAATCCCGATCTGGCTTTGCGCGACCGCTCTTATCAATCACAAAGTAATCCAGCGAATCCTTTGCCTGCTTTGCTTCAGAAGTATTTTTCTTTGCAAGGATTTCAGATTCAATCTGATTCAGGATCTGGCGCTCGGTTATGGTTTCGCCCTTTGCCGTAACTTCAGCTTGTATCGCTAATGCTCTGGCTTTTAGTTCTTGCTTACGCTTAAATTCTGCGCTGTTCTTGTCCAGCACAACAATGGTGCTAGGGTCAGCGTTAATGCCTGACAGCTTGTTCAATCCAGAATCAAGCTCTCTATCGCCAGCTTTGTTTTCGCTGCGCAAAGCCTTCAGCAGTGTTAGGCGCTGTTTAATATTCAAGCCTGGGATTCTGTCCAGCTGCGCTTTGTCAGTAATCTTGCCGTCAAAGATCATGCCTAGCGCATTGTATTCAGCCAATGAATTACCTTCGCCTTGTTTCTCTGGCTGAAGAACATCCTTGATCGTTCCAATAGGCGTTGATCCTTGAGGCAGCGCCATTAATTGCTCAACAAGTTTTCTGCGTGTTGGGTTTTTGGTGTCTTCAATTGAATATATCTTCTCAATCAAATCAATTGCTGCTGCTTCTGCAACGCGCTTCTCATCATCTCGCTTGCGTCGTGCAATCTCTTCTTTCTGATTGACGGCTAGCATATAGTTGGCAGTTACTTTGGCAACAGCATCAAAATCAGTTGCGACCATTTCCTTAAATAACTGAGACATCTTGCCGACATCGCCAGCTCTAATTTTGTTAAGCCCGACCGTTGGATCTGCCATAAACTCGTCGCTCATAACATGCTTAGTCACAGCATTGATTTTTGCCGTGCGCAACGCAACTCGAAACTTTTCGCTGTATTCTTTTTGCACGCCAGCGTCACCGATCAGTAGCGACTGATTGGCAATGTTGACCTCTATATTTTTGACAAGATCATAGATTGATCTCTGCTCACCTTTTTGATCAATCCAGAAACCTCTGGAAACGGTAGCCTCTAGCAGATTCATTGTGTTGTCAAAGTCCAAGTCAAACTTGGTAATATCCTCAGACTTTTTGCGCTTTAACTCAGACTCATAGGCAGCATTCAGCACCGTGTTGCCATGCGTTGCCATCGTTGCACGCAGCTTGATGGATGCCTCGCCATCGATCTTGGCTAATGACTTGGCATACCCATCAGTCACAACAGCAATCTTATTTGCAACATCGGTCGAAGATGCTTTGCCATTCTGCACATCGACCAGCAGCTTTGCTAATTCGTTGCGGCCTTCCATCTCAAAATAACCGGACAGCTGCAGCGTGCGAGCCTTTTGCAATGCCTTGCCATAGACAGAAAAATCACCAGATGTTTTGCCAACGCCAGGAATTGCTGATGGGAATCCTTCTCTAGCAAGCGCAAGTTGCTCATCGGTAATTGGATTTTCTGCAGCAAACCGCAGCGCCTCTTCTTGCGCCATTTCCTTGGCCATGCCAAACACAGTCGTTGACATGCGGTCAATAATGTCAGCCATCGTGGCCGCGCCTCTGGCCTCTTCTCTGGCTGCAGTCATAAAATCAACCTGCTGCGGCGCGATGCGTTCCATCGGCACGCTGCCTGGTGCATCTATTTGGATTCGACCGGATTCAATTCTGGTTGCCATGTCGTTGCCTTATTATCTGTACACAGTTTGCCCAAACTCAACAAAGCCGCGAGTCAGTGTGGCACCAGCCAATAAACCAGCCTGCTGACGCGCAGCTTTGCCAGCTTGGGTGTACTGACCAGCCTGGCGCTGTGCCGCAAACACGTTCAGGAAGTTCTGATAGTCAGTCGATTGGATCATCGCAGACGCATCCTCAAACCCAAGCACGCGAGCTGTCAGCGCGTTCAGATCAGCAATGCCAACATCAAACATGGTGGCCTGCACATTCTCGCGCTGGATTGCAGCTGCGCTGCCTTCGCCAAATGCGACACCCGACGCAGCAGCTCGAGCTCTAGCTGTGGCATTAGTCGCCCTCAAATTCTTCAGCAGCTGGTTGCCAGCAATCTGATAATTTCGCGCCTCAACTTCTGCCTTCTTCAGCATCCGGCCAGCTTGAATCTGCGCATACTGATCCGACATCTCTGCGCGAACCTCGGCCACCGCCAGGTTGTCGCGTGCTTGCAGCAGGTAGCCTGTCTGCTGTTGAATGCCTGCAGCTTGCTGCGCTTGGGCAGCGCCGTATGACGCTATAAGGCCAGCGCCTGCGACTATTTGGGAGGGATCTGCCATGTCTATGTTCCCGAGTAAACGGCCACGCGATAGTCAAGGCCGAGTAGATTCATTTTCAGCGGCAGATTCTGCGACACCTCAATCGACTGCTCGCGGCTGTAACCCAGCACACCATTGACCCGCTTGATGCCGGTATAGATCGGCTCTGGATCATCCAGCAGCGGATTGTCCAGCAACCTGAATGCCACCGGCTGATTATTGATTACTAGGTTCTGTGTCTCTTCTAGCACCGCGCTGATCTCAACGATGCGTTTCTTAAACGATACCCGGCTGCCGGTCTGCAGTTTAATCTCAACGGGCATTGTCTTGGCATACACAGTAATAGGCAGTCCAACCTCATAGCTAGTGGTCGATGCGCGGTCAAACGTCACCGAGCCGCCACCGCTGACAGTCTCGTTACTCTGCGGCACGCCATCAGTGATGACATTAAGCGCCTTACCGACATGCGGCAGACTAGATGCGCTGGCTGCAGCGCCGCCAATGAATGCGCAGTCGGTATACAGATCATCCTGGAAGCGCTCAATGAAGTACCTGGTTGTGCCATTGAATACGCGCTTGGTGACTACATAGATCTGCGTGATGTCCACGCCAACGTCGATAAACTCACCGTCGGTGGTGTACTCAGACGGCGACGTAATCTGCTGGCTGCGCATGATGGAAAAGACTGCCATGCTGCCGTCGGTAGTGTTGGTCATTAGCAACAGATCGGCTTCTTCTGTACTAGATGCCCGACGCAAGCCAATGCGCTGCGGCCCCTTTAGCAGGTGGCCAGACAGCAGCGAGATCCGCTGGGTGATGTAGGTCAGCTGGGTGTCGCTAAACAAAAACTCATTAAGTGACTTGCCCTGGCGCTGGATGTAGACCGAGCCAGACTCCACCGATTGCACCCGAGTGCCAGGCTTAATCCCATTTCGGCTGACGTTCTTAAACGTGAAAGTCAGCGGCGTGATCGGATCAGTACCCTGCTGCGGCACATAGAACTCACCACCAGTGGTAAAGACCTGGAAGTCTCTTGAGCTAATAATGTCGGTGATGACGTTCAGCTCGTTGGTGTCTAGCGTCGCCTCGACCGCATCATCGTCCAAAGACTCAAATGGCACAAAGTCAAAGAATAGCCCGATCTTGCTGCCCCACACAGTCGATGGCCGCGACTTACTGCCGCCAAAGTACAACCGACCCTCGTGGAAAGTTACCGACCGTGGCCAGCCTTTGGTGCTCGACCAGACATCCTCGTAACCATGCTCAAGCTCCCACCGGCCAGCATCTATCGCAGAGCTGCTAAAGAATGGGTATTCGGTAACCGCTTCAACCACCGTTGCCGATACATACCTAGTAATTCTTGCCCTGCCCTGTGGGCTGGCATTGATGTATTGGTTGACCGACTCTGTTGTAAAACTTGTGATGCTGTATGTGCTAGTGCTGTCCGGTGTCGTTGTCCAGGCACGATCAACTGTAACCACCTTAGTTGATCCAACATAATCCTCAATGATGCGGATTTGACCTGAACCTGTGCCGCCAGTAATGGTGATGTACAAACCATTGAAATAATCATTAACAGAACTTGATGATGATTTCAGAGTGATAGTCGTACTTGTGCCAGCCTGCGCTGTGCCAGTGTCATGCTTTGAGCTGGTCGTTGTCAGCGTAATGTTTCCGCTAACGGCTGATGGTGTCAGCGTTTCTGAGTTGTTCGTATGAAAGTCAATGTTGAACGCATACTTCGGCACACTGTCAAAGGTAATCGTGGTAGCCGTCCAGGCTGTGTCGCTAGTGCGCTGGATCTGCACCGGCTGCAGGTCGGGATGCACCACAATCAGCGTGTCAGCAGATTGCGTCCAGCACATGTCGTCAACGATGCTGCTGCCAATGCTGGTGGTCAGGTAGTTGTTTCCGCTGCCATTGATGTTAGCCTGGACGGTTCCATTCTTGATGACATACATGCGGTTGTGCGTGAAGCACAGCATGTAGGAATCATCAACCGAGAACTGGAACGGCACCAAGCGCACGCCATTGCCTGCAGACTCAGTGCTGGTATTGGGCAGCTCAAGGATATGCTTTAAGCCTGGGCGGCGGCGCAGGCCACCTTGCGGTTGGATCAGGACATTCGTTGCCTTGGCCAGCGCATTGCCATACTGCTGCAGATCGACACGCGCACGCAGTAACGGGTCGAGCTCGCCCGTCGAGAAGTTCGTTGTAAAGTCAACGAAACGTGCCATTAGTTCCTCACCGCAGTCAGCGTGTAATCTTCAATCACGCGCACTGGCTGATTCTTGCCATCAATCACAGCAGCCTGCCGGAAGTAACCACCGCGCCCATTCTCAGCTGGATCGCCGACAGCGATCTGCCGCCAGCGCAGTGTCTTTTCACCTTGCTCGGTAATCGGCTCTGCAATGTGCCAAGCAATCATGTACTTCAGCAACTGCACAAAGTATTGCGGCATTGCATATTCTGGTGTCTGGTACTGATAATCGATGTAGACCGATTCCAGATTGGTTAGCAGCTTGTCGCCCTGGATTTCCCAATCGACGCTGAGATACCCGCCAACCGCAGCAGAATCGCGCACAGCATGCGGATTGCCCAGCCGGTCACCAGGTAACAGATACTCGTATTTCCAAAAGCTGGTTGGTGTTGTCACTAACCGCGCCAGCTGGATCTTCTTCATGGAGAACGACCAGGGATGCATCATCAGGGTCGAATCTCGGATGTCTGGGTATAGACGGTCGCAAGTAGAGCTTTCGTCAGTACCATCGTTAAAAGATGAGATTGCCTTCGCGCCCAGCAGAATCAGCGCGTCAGAGCAAATTGATACACCTGTGTCGCCTGCTGCCATTGCAACCTCTTAATGTAAGAAAGGGCTGGCCTCTCGCAGAAACCAGCCCTTGACACTACATGGTGACTATTTAGTCGCCGTCAGTAGCCGACAGCGTGGTGCCGTCGGTTACATCCACTACACCGCTCGCATTAGATACGACATACACCAAGGTGACAACGGCGGTCGAGCCGGTCGAAGTCACGCAGTGGATAACATCGCCCACTTCGAGCGTGTTGGCCAGCGAGTTGAAATAGCCGCTGGTGTTGACATCCGCGATTGCATCGGTCGTTTTGTAACCGTACATCGACGGGGCGTTGCCTCGCTTGGAGGCGCTGTAGGCTGTAAAGCCAGCTGCATCATAAGCCATGACTTTGCCCTCCTATTAAGCTGCAGCCGCAGTGTCGCGTGCAGTGATTTTAACAATACCCTCGGAGTCGATAGCAACCGAACCCGCTGAGAATAGTGCGTTGACCAGCCAGCTGGTCTTCTCAGGGATGTAGTTGATCTCGGTCTTGGGCGCGATGCCTTCTGCGTAACCGATAGCGTCCTTGTGGAAAGCGTACAGCGTGCGATCCGAGGAACCGTCGATTGGCAGGCCGCCTTCAGTGCGGTCACCCAGCACATGGAACGTGAAGCCCAGGAACGAATTGATCTCGCCCTGTACCAGCGCTTTGACAGTGTTGAAGTCCGAGCTGGTGACCGAAGTCTGCTCGAGCATCGATGCCAAGCTGTTGGCGTGGATGATGATGTGGCGACCATCCGACGGCACGTTCTTGGTGTTCAGGATCTTCGCAGCTTCGCGCAGCTTGGCAATGTTCATGTTGGTGTTTGCACCACCAATTGAGTTTGCCACGGTGCCAGTGCCGGAAGCGGCAGACAGTGCGTCCAGAATCAGCTGATCCTGGCGACGGCCAATCGCAGCGCCGACAACCTGGGCGAGCTCAGAGCGCTCGTCAAAGTTGACCTTTGCCTGCGAGAACACATCCGAATACTCAGCAGCATTCCAATCGGACAGCGTGCAGGTAACGGTCGAGAAGCCGACATTCATCGGCGTGACATCGGTCTGGGTGACGCGAGCAGTAGCTACGCCGCGACCGACTTTCGGGAATTTAACAACAGAGCCTTCGACACCACGACGCTGGCGCACTGCGCCCACAAGCATAGCCTTGCCTTGATAGGCTTGCTTGACCTCGGCATCAAACAGTGTCACAAAGGCATTGCTCAGAGAGATAGCCATTTGATAACCTCGTTCGGTTGATTAGTCAGGGTTTTGCGCGTCGGTGAGCCGGGAATCCGGGCCTTTGCTTGCTGATTACGTCAGCCGGTCGATGGCATCTCGCCATGAGTCAGGGTCGGTAAACCGGTGGGCCTTACCACAATTGTATTTGCTTTTTGGAAAAAAGCAATAAAAAAACCCCAGCACACAGACTGGGGCAAAGTCGCGGCTGCAAGGTTACTCTTTTACATAGGTGCGAAACATGCGCTCGACCTTCTGCCGGTAGGCTGGGTCGCTATTGTATTTGGGATCGGCCACCATTGCATAAAGCTCTGCCTCGCTGGGCGCTCCCTCGAGCGGCGCTGACTCAATCGGGATGCGTCCTTCGTATGCCTCGCGGATCTTCATCAAGGCATTCAAGCCACGGGCAGTGCCGCCCATAATCTTGAATTCCTCGAAATCGTCCTTGCTCCAAACGCCCTTGCTGACCAGGCCGCGAGCCCAATCAACCATGCCGTTGACCACGGCACCGGCATTCGGGCCGAGCTTCTTCATTTCCTCGGCAGGATCGACCATCTCGCCAGCCATCATCTCTTGCGCCTGGCTACGCAACGATGTTGCCAGGTCATCAAACTGTGCTTGGGATAGTCCGTTCTCTTTTGCCCAACCAGCAAGTGTCGCTGCCATCGGGTTGTCAGCAGAGTCCTCGCCGCCAAAAGAGGAAAGGTCGTACTTGCCATCAGCCGGGGCATTGTGAGCACCCTTGCTGATCTTGGCTCTCAGGTCGCGCCATGACTTGGCAATACCCTCCAGGTCGGGCTCGTTGCTGTCTTTGTTCCAGAAGTTCTCAGGCCAGTAGTCTGGCCGCTCCAGCGGATCTTCTGCTGGCGCTTTGGTGGGGTCAGGTGGCCGGTGATCAATATCGACTGCCTGGGTGGCTTGTGCTGGTGCGTTTGGGTCTTCGACTGTAACGCTGTCGAGTAGGCCGGATTGACCGGGCTCGACAGAAGTTGTGTCTGTCATAAATTCCTCGCTTGATGGATCCGTGCTATGAGTTCTCGCACGACAGTCCTCTGCCCTTCAGCAAAGAATGCGTGCGATGGGTCGGTGCCTGGCACGGCGACAGGCACATCCACATACATTTGACGCAGCCAAGCCAGCAGCTTTTGGCCGTCCTCGGTGGCAAACACCCGCAGGCAAAGCCTAGCTAAGTCTTCCCGCTGCTGTTCTGCTGGCCGTATGTCAGCCGTTATTGCATCGAGCTCATCCCACGACATTAGGCCATACCTTCAGCGGCAGGCATCGCCCCAGCTTGTGCCTGCATGGCCATTGCCTGCGCCATTGCAGCCTCTTGCTGTTGCTGTTGCATGGTTTCCATCAGTACCGCACGCTCTGCTGCCGTATTGCGCACAGCAGCTGGCACGCCCAGCTTGTCGCCAATGTAATCGACCACAGCATCAGTCTTGATTGCCAGTGCGCCATCGGTGCCAAAGCCTTGCATCAGCTGAGTGTACTGGATGATGGCGTTGACCTCTTCCATGTTCTGCGCCATGGCCAGCGGTGCCACCGGCACGACCTTGGCCTCGAGGCCGTTGATGCGCAGAGGCATGTCGATCAAGCCGCGCTCGTCCATCACCTCGAGGATCTTGGCCACCAGCGGGATCATTGTCTCGTTGATCAGGCGACCAAATGCCGAGCCTAGATTCTGCGCGAGTTCCTTCATGCGCTCGACAATCTCGGTGGCCGACCGTGCCGACATGTTGTCCGGCGGCAGCGATTCATCTAGCAAAATGCGCTTGATGTTAGCCACCAGGTCGTTGATCACCAGCTGCGACACGTTGAAGTCACCCGAGCGGGGCAGCGCCTGCAGTGCTGGGCCTTGTGGGCCACCATTGCGAGCCACAGGAATAATCGCACCAGGCACCAGCTTGACCGTGTTCGGATTCAGCACGCCGTCATCAGCCGCTGTGTACACACCAGCGACCGCCAGTGAGGCATTCTTTAGCAGCAGCTCCTTGGTTTTGTTCAGCGTCTTGATGTCTGGCAGCGCAGTCATCAACGGGCCGCGGCCATAGATCTCGCCTGCGACCTTCATGTACCGCGAGATCACCCAAGGTGAAGTCTTGCGACGGCGATAGACTAGCTCGTCTTTGCCTTCCTTCCAGATAACGTGGTAACAGTAATCACCGCGCTTGGCATCAAAGATCGTCGCCTCAAGTAGCTCAACATCGTCGGTCGGCTTCTGTTCAATTAAGCGCTGCAGCGTGTCCGGTATCTTCGCGTCTGGCCACTGGCGCTGGATCGACTCAGCCTTCATGCGCATCCGGCGGTAGACGTTATCTACTTGACCGTTCGCGCCTTCTTCGTAGCTGACCAGAAACAGCGGCACAGGCACAAAGTTAATCGGGGCAACATCGTCACCCGGCTGCACCATCATGCAAGCCGTGCCGACTGCCAGATCCAGCAGGAATTCACCGATAGCGATGTCAAAGTTGGATTGCTTCAGTACAGCAAACATCTGGTCGCTGTAGACATCCAGCACTGCCTGCAGCTGTTGGCGGCGCTCTGTCGGAATCGACGGGCCAGGTTCCAGCCTGCACCATTTGCGTTGTGGTGGGAACACCACAGACTGCAGCCGGTTGGCAAAGCGCTGGGTCGAGTTGATAGCAGTCGAGTCAAACACCCGCGCCATCTTCTTGCTGCCGGTCGCGCCACCTTCCCAAACGCCATAGAGCTGTCGCTGTGGCAAGGCAAACTCGTAGGCATCCTGGTACAGCTGCTGAAACTCATCCTTTTTGGTCTGAGCTGCAGCCTGCCGCTTGATAATTTCTTCAGGCTTTAACCTCATGCCGCCCAGCGGCTCTTTGTAAGCCATGATTAATCTTCCTCTTCGTTTTCGAGTTCAGCCTCGTCCATCATTTCTTTCAGGCCGCGCATTGGCTTCTCTGGCTTCTTGGTGGACATGTACTTCGCAACCTTTTTGCGCAAAGCCGGTGGCAGCTTCGACAGCTCGACCTTCCCCTCCTCTTCGCTCTCATCCTCAATGCAAATTTCGATTTTCATTTGCTGCCTTTCGCTGCGATCATGTTGTCGATCAGGTTGGGATAGGGTCGGCCTGCTTTCTGAGCTCGACGCATCGCGCTGCGCTTCTCCGACTCGGATAGCTTTTGCGGCTTGCCTAAATCCTTCGGCCTTGGCTTATCCCATACCTCTTTCATCACTTACCTTTCTTGGCCATACCGGCCTCGGACATCGCAATCGCAACAGCCTGGTCGCGTGACTTGACCTTGTCACCGCTGGAAGATTTCAGCTTGCCTGCCTTGTACTCGCGCATGACCTTGGAAACCTTGCTCTTCATCTTGTCTTCTTTGTCGTAATTGCCTGGCATGATCAAGTCTCCTGTAGCATTGGTCGGGTTGCGCGTCGGCTGACAGCGCCCAAGCGTGCAGCCTTGCGCTCGCTGACTTCACGTTGAAATGTTTTCTGCGTTTCTTCTCTTGAAGCCTGAAATTTAGACTGATCAAACGCAGCTATTTCTGGTTTTTGCGGAACAGATGGGGCAGAAGGCGCTGCCTCTGTAAACTTTTCTAGGGTTCTTCTTTTTCTTATTTCGCCAAAACCACCATATTGATTTTGCGATACCTCATATCCCATATTGATCAAATCAATTGGCTTTAATCGTTTTTGAAATTGGGGAAAGTAGCCAGAAAAGTTTCTTCGCCAATCGTCGCCGAAACTCTCAGTCGTTTCACTGCGCGGCGCTGGTGAAATGTAATCGTATGGACGCTTTTGTATATCAGCCAGTTTTGTCTGATAGTCGGTAAGTCTTTGCCTATAAGCCGATACCTGCGATTCATAGTTTGGCATCAGTTCAGTCTGATACCGTTTCACCTCGAATTCATACGGTGCCATTTGCTCGGCAACCATCTTTTGGTAATCGGCATAACTCTTTTCATATTCGCCAGTCATCGACGCAATACTTTTTGAATACTGCTGCGCAAGACGTTCAATGTCTGACATCCTGCGCACCTTTGTGCGCTTTTGATAGAGTGTCTCTGCCATTATTGCAGCCTCATCCCTGGTGAAAACTCAGCCGATGTAATGCCCAGCTCTGGCGTTAGACGCTCCTGCGACAGTAGCGCTCGCCGGCCACCACGGGTGCGAGCTTTCATCGCAGAGGCTTCAGATGCTGCAGCCTTGCGACGCTCCTCGTCAGCAGCTTCTTGCACTTCCTTGGCCTTCTTCTCCATCTCTAGCTTGTTCTCTTGGTACTGGAGCTGCTGCTTTTGGAATTGCTCTCTCGCAGTTTGTGCCTGCTGCTCAAGCGACGCGCCCTGCTTGGCGTACTCAGCAGTCTGCCGCGACATTTCCATGCGCATTGCAGCGGCATCAGATGCTTGTTGTTTTAATGCGGCTTGCTGTTGACGTTCAGCATCTCGACGCGCTTTGTTTGCTTCGTTTGCTTGATAAACAGATCCGGCAAATATTGCTGCTGCAATCCAAGGCATGATTACCCCCTAATTAATACTTCATCCAGTTTATCGACATCGGTTTCGTCGGTTGCATGGATGCAAAACCAAACGGCATCCTCAAGTGCCACAATCTGGTGGTGCTTATTTGCCAGAATCGTCACACAAGTCGGCGCAATCAATTCCCGACTATCACCATCAACCTCAAGCGTTACTCGGCCTGCAGCCAAAATGCTTAGATGGTCATACTCATGCGCGTGCGTCACAGCATAATGACCAGCTGGCAACAGCATTTTGCGTGCATATACGCCATCGCTGAAATGGTGTGATATGTCTAAATCAATCTCAATGTCGCTCATATAGCAAGCAATTCTATTGGGTTTTCAAAAGGTTGCAACCATAAAGCTATATTGCAGATATACCTCATGCAAAAATATCGAAGTCCATCTTCGCCACCGTCAGGCCGGGTGCCTTGCCGCCCAGGCTGTGAACTCTTGTCATGCGGTTATATTCGCCGCCACCAAGCATCAAATACCCGAATGAGTCGCCAATGTGCGAGTGTTCGTTCTTGTTGGGCGCATCTCGGAACCGTTCTTGCCCTGCGCCGACTGCCACGCGCTTAAAGTGGTAGCCACCGGCCAGAGCCTTGCGCAGCAGCTTGCAGTTGCGGTTGACGATCAGCCCTGGCTTGCCGTCGATTAGGCGCTGCATGGGCGCTGCGGAGGCCTCTCGGCGTACCTTGAAGTCGTTGCTGGCAGTGGGTTGAGCCTTCAGCCCCAATGTGCGCAGGAAATCAAAGGCAGTTACCTCATAGATGGCATCACGCGCCATACCGGCAGGGTCGCCCCAAATCATGACCTGGTGCTGTGGATACCTCGCATTGAGCTCGGCCAGCAGTTGCATACCGAATCGCTCAAGCCCCATGTCAAACGTCACGATCTCGTGGTGGATTACCCAGCGGCCATTGGGTAGACGCTGGCCAATGGTGGCAGCTGGGGTCAATCCGAAGTCGAGCCCGACCTGAATCGGCACATCAAGCGACAGTTCGGTTTCACCCGACATGGTGGAGTCATCATATTCAGGCCAAACCGGTCGGCCTTCTTGGACGTAGGTGTACAGACCGCCTGCATAGCATTTGATCCAATCTAGGTTCTTGCCCAGCAGCATTTGCTGGTAGTAGCCGCCGGGTAGGTTGTTGACGTTCTCGGCCTTGGGGTTGACCTTCCACCACTTGCCAGCAGCGAATATATGGTCGTTGGCCTCGGGATTGTCGGGCAGGTGTTCAGGATCGACCTCAATCACACCACCAGGCTGCTGCCAAAACTTCCAAGCGTACTGGCCGGTCATCTTTTCCTTGACGGCCATCTTATGCCACCAGTGATCGTCATCAGTTGGGTTGGTATCCATCCAGATACCGTGCCATGTAGCGCCGCCATCGCGCTTGGTTGGGTAGCGTCCGACCCGGTGGGTCAGGCCATCGATCACCGCCTTGGGCAGCTCTCGCGCTTCGTTGACCCAGGCACCAGTGAGCTCAAGCGACAGCAGCTTTCTAACGTCTTTTGGCTGGTCTAGCGCCAAGAAAATGACTTCCATATCGATCCCTGCAGCTTCACCGCGGGCTGGCAGCCGGATGTGGTGGGTGATGGGTGGGGTGTGCATCATCGGCCCGAAGGTAGATTCGGGGAACAGGTCGAGCCAGGTCTTAATCGTCGTGGTTTTCAGCATGGGGTAGCTGTTTCGCACCACCGCCCAGCGCGAATACCGGATGTTATCAATCGGGCTTGGCTTCTGTTGAATCGCCTTCTTGAAGATCTTGGCCGCGCAACCGTAGCTTTTGCCGGAGCCCACCGGCCCCATCACGCCCTGGACGAAGGCGTTGCTTTGGAAGAAGTCGTAGATCACCGGGCTCTCGCTGAAGTCGAACCTCAGACCCTCGCTCGACACCGTCTTGCTTGACTGCTCTTTCGTTTTTGCCACGTTTCCTCCAAAGACTCATTTCGATCTTGCGCGGATAGCGTCGGCGCAATTATTTGCTCCAACACGAACCTGCCAATGGTTTTGAGCATCGTTGTACAAACCATCACACACCTTCGCGCATTGCTCACGCTCAGTCTCAACGCCATTCATCAACGCACGATTCCAGCCATCAGCAATCTGCCAGTCCAGTTCTTGCAGCAGATCTTCAAGCGTGTCGCCGTGGCCGGTAGCGTAGCCGCGCTGCATCATCCATTGCGCCAGCTTCTCTCTATCGCTCATTGCTCCCCTCTCTGTGGCGCGACCACGTTGACATCAATCACAGACGGTTTGTCATTCTCATCCGGCGTATCCAGCAGGCCACTAGCCTTGGCCAGCAACCGCAGCACGCCCACCTTATCGTACAACTCGATGTCCAAGAAACTGTTGCCTTCCTTGTCCGTCCTGACCGAGACCTTCTTAATCGCCTGCAAAGCGTGCTCAGGGATCTGGTGCGCAGCCTTGACCTTAACCTGGCCGTCCTCATCCCAGGTCATGATGTCCGTGATCTTGGTGTTGGCCATGCACAGCAAGGCATAGGACACGGCCTCACGGTTCTGGATCAGGGTGTTTGAGCGCTCCAACCGACGCTGGATCGAGCGAGTACCACCCCAGTTGGTCAGGGGCGGTACTACGTTGGATTGTTTCTTGGCTGGCATCAGAAAGGTATCTCTTCGTCAGCCTGCGGCTGGTAGCCATTGCCCTTGGCCTGGTTGTGCGTAGACAGCGGCGGCGCACCAATCGACTTCACCTTGCCGATCTTGATCTTGAAATACTGCTCACCCGCCTTCGTAGTCGCAGGATTCAAGTCAAGGTAATGCACCGTGCCATCCGGCAACATCACGTCACCACGGTAGGCAGCGTGCCAATCCTCCTTCTTTTCCTTGTTGATAAACGCACTGCCAAAGTTCGGCTTATGTTCCCATCCCATAATTATCAATCTCCTAAGTTGTTGCAAAAAACCCACCAGACAAAAAAGTGGGGAAAAATTGTGACAGAGACCCGCTAGCGCTCATGACGGGGGAGGGGGCAAAGGGTGCCTTTTTGACAACAGGTGATGCCAGATCGATAACGCAATCGATCCTGCAGCCAGGTCGTGCTGGCATCGCTTCAACGCAGACACGTCGTTACCCCCCCTGCCTTCCGGACATGTCAAAACACCATACGTTCGTTTGGTCTTTGGACACTTTGGATTACAGCCCCGTAGAGCCGTTTTCCATGCGTACCCATGTCTGCCTATTACCTGCACCCTGATCGCGCCTTGTAGGCACCTTAGATCGCGTTTAAATGCCATGCCGTGCTGTTAGCTCATCCGACTGCAGCATGATCAGGTCGTTAGCCAGCAGTGCGCCATCGGTCGGCAAGGGCAAACCTTCAGCTGCATAGCGTTCTGACAACTTATCCATCAGTGTTTCCAGTTCTGCAACTGTTGCGGTATCGACAACTGCTTCGATTGCTTGCAGGTTGCTTAGAACATTAAAACCTTTATTTAAAAATAACCTTAATACTTTATCTATACCTTCGTTCTTTAGGTTATGGTCAACCCCTTGGTTGTCAGTATGGTTGTCAGTGTGAGACTTATCCACAGCCTTTGGTTGACTATGTGACGGCTTTACATTGACAACCTCTGGGTTGACTATGGGCTGCTCTTTGGACGCTTTCTTGGCTGCTATTTCCTTTTTCATCTTGGCAACTGTGATGGTGTCTCCTGACTTCGGCATCTGGTACTCCTGTGGTGGTTGTGTGATGGGTTTGACAACGCCTTTAATCATGTCCTGGATACGCTTTAGGCCTTCAGGATCTGGTGTCAGCTCTTGCTCTTTCTTCATGTCTTGTTCCTTCAACTGTGGTGATCGGTTGTCTTCATGTCGGCTGGTGACTGCCAGTGCTGTGGCCGTATCGACTGACTCATCAAACACGACGCGCACTGTGTCCGAGCGCTGGCCTTTGAACCCGCGCTTGACCACCTCGATGTAACCGGCGGCCTTCAGCTTGACAAACTGTTTGCTGATCGCCTGCTTGGTTACGCCCATGTCAGCTGCCAGCCGGTTCTGGCTAACCCAGGTGATGCCTGCGCGGTTGGTGTAGCTGCAGAGGATCGCCAATACCCTGATGCTGGCATCGGTCAGGCTGGCATCCCTGATCGCCTTAATTGGAACGACACACACCTTGCGCTGATCCGGTGCCGGTTCCTTTTCCCTGACCTTGGGCTTCTTGGGCAGCTGGAACTGCACCACATTGTCGGGTGCTGCGCTCATCAATCCTTCCCAAAGCTGCTGACATACGGGATGCCTAGTGCCTGGTCGCGCTCGTACAAAGCCTGCCGGTACTCATCGAGCAGCGCGTGCGCTTCATCCCATGTCTTCTCAGGGCTCAAAAGCGAACACTCGAGCATGATCGCTAACCGGTGGGCAAAGCGGTCGCCAACGTCGTCAGTTGTAATCATGGTCGCACTCGCACACAAAGCTGTAGCAACCCATGCAATACCCGGTATTCAGCAGCTGCATACGCAAGTTGTGCCGCAGGGCGTGATAAGCCTTTGCCTGGGCCTCGTCCTCTGCTTTTGGCAACGTGGTATCTGCCAGCTTTGCCGCAGCCTCAAACAAATCCTCGTGCTGCTTCCACATGGTGGTCAGGGTTTTCGACTGGCTTTCGATCGTTGCTTCCATGCGGTCAATGGTTGCCTGCTGCTCCGCGATTACTCGCTCTAATGCTGCGCTCATTGTTCTTCTCCTATTTCCAATCATCCTCACTGTCGCCTGCAAGCAGGCCGATGTATAACGCCATCGCTGCCAATGCAATCAGACCACCGATCGTCATCAGCACCACGCCTATCAGCGCGAGCAACATCACGGCCACCGCAGCTGTGAGCCCAGCTTCCGCACATGCGCCTCTGGCGTTATCTGGCCGCTGTGGTTGCGATACGGGCTCTCTGAGCGCTTTTCGATGCAAGGCTTACAGATCCACCTCGCCGTGGTCTTGCCGCGCTTGTAGATGCCTCCTGCCTCTTCCCTGGTGCATTGGCAGCTGGTGCAGAACCGGGTATTCACAGCAGCCCCTTGATCCGGCTGATCTCCCAGCCGGTCTTGTCGTGAATCTGCAGGATGCGCTCCGCTGTGACAGACATCTTGCCGCTTCGGATCTTGCTGACATACGCCTGCGGCCAACCAAACTTGGTAGCCAGGTGCGCGTCGTTGCGAGCTCGGAGCTCAGTAATCAGTGTGTCCAGCAGCCGGTGATCATTCCTTGGTTTTTGCATTCTTATATCTCCTCAACATTTCATTGCGCAGCTTGGTCTTGCCCTCAATGCCGCGCCGCTCTTCGACACTGAGTAAATATTGCATCTTGGTAACCTTGGGCTTCCTCGCCTTGTCCGGCAGCTTCAAAGCCCACCGCACTTCGCACTCGAAGCGCCAGGCTTCGCTGTGGGTACAGAGCTCAACGCCGTCCACCAGCACAGTGCGAGGCTTCCAGTGCGGCCTGTCGCAGTGCTGGCAGTGCTCATAGCCTGCGGCCACCATGCCGCCTCAGATACCGCCTGGCCTGCCTGATCGAGGCCATGATCCCAAGGCCGGAGTAACGCCACATCCGAAACGCTCGCCACAGTCGAATCATTTGACGCGCCTCACCTTGCTTGCCTTCGCAGCCTTGGCCTGCTCGCGCTGGATGCGCTTGAACTTGGCCGCTAGATCCTGAGCTGTACCCGCTGGCTTGTATTTGAAATTTGGGTTCCACACACTCGGCGTGTCATCCGGCTTCTTTTCTTTCTTTGGTGGCATCTCATCAGCCAGCTTCAGCTTCGTTTGCATTGTTTCCCTCCAATTGATCTCGTAGCATAGGTATAAAGTCATCCAGTAAAAGGCAGACGCGCCAGGGCTGGCCGTTGCGCCGGTAGACTACCACCGGCACCTCATGCGGTTGCGCACAAGCCTCGACCTGTTGCGACCAGGCATCAATCTGCAACCGCTCCTGCCGCTTAACCTCGAGCCTGAAGTGCTGGATCGTAATGTCATCAGCACCATCTCTGGCCTGCCCCAGGTTGCGCTTGACCACAAACCCGAGCTCGTCAGAGAGCAGGGCGGCGAGCTCTCGTTCGCCAGCGGCTCCCTTGTTTCTTTTTCCCTTGCCATTCATGCAACCATCCGTGACTGTTGTATTTTGTACATCGCTATGCGGCGGCCAATCCACGCCATGACAGGCACCGCCATGCTGTTGCCCAGCGCCTTGTAGCGAGGGCCGTCAGGCGACTCCGGCTGCTTGCGCCAAGGGATGTTGGTGTAGCCGTCTGGGAAGCCCTGCAGCCGCTCGCATTCAACCGGAGTCAGGCGGCGCACGGCCATCTGCGCCATAACGGCTATGGAGTCCGGCTTTGTGTCGAAAGTCGGCGACTGCTCCTCGGCATAGCCAATGCCGTGAGCCTTTGCGCCCATGTTCCACTTAAAGGCAGCAGTTGGCTGCGCTACACCATGCACATCAGCCTTGGTCAGCGTGTACATCGTGCCGTCAGCTGATGCGCCAACACCATTGGGGCCGCCGGCGTTACGCCCGATCAGGTTGCCTTGAATGGCGACGGGCAAAACATGAGCAGCAGCCGCACTATCAGGACGCCCGCCCATTCCACCGCTGAATGTTTCCTTGCACAACGCGCCAGCAGCAATCGGCGCTTCATGCAGGCAGGTCAGGGTTGGCGCACCGCCGTCAATGCGGATCTCAGCACCGGCTTGACCAGAGCTCATGGCGATAGTCAGCATTCCACCGTTTCCGTCGCTGGGATCTGGGTAGCCACGGCTGCCAGAGCCACCTTTAAGGGTTCCGGCAACTTTTTGCCGCGCTTCTCTGCTCGGCGCAGGATCCCCGCGCACGCTTTCGGGCTCAAAAAGAACCTCGGCGGCAGGTCGCCAGTCTCCAAGGTATCCGACAACGAACACACGACGGCGTCGCTGGGCCACTCCGAAGTACTGAGCGTCAAGCACTCTGTATGCGAACCCATACCCGAGTTCTGCCAGCGCCCCGAGGAAGGAACCAAAGTCCCGCCCACCGTTTGAACTGAGGACACCCGGCACGTTTTCCCAAACGCACCACTTGGGTCTAAAGTGGTCAAGAATCCCGCAATAGACGAGGGCAAGGTTGCCCCTTGGGTCTGCGAGTCCTTTGCGAAGTCCGGCGACGGAAAAAGATTGACAAGGGGTTCCACCGACCAGAAGGTCAATTGTTCCAAGATCCCACTCCTTATAGTTAGTCATATCACCAAGGTTTTTGACGGCTGGATAATGATGCGCCAGCACAGCAGCAGGGAAAGGCTCAATCTCTGCAAAGCCTGCAGCCTCCCAGCCAAGCTGGTGCCACGCCACCGTCGCGGCCTCAATGCCAGAGCACACCGACAAGTACCGCACTACGCACCTAGCAGCTTGTTCAGCCGATCCTGCGTGCTCTGGTAGCGCTTGCCGTAGGCCTCCAGTATCAGCTCTTCCAAAATCGACACCCTGGTGCGACGCTGTTCTGCAGCCGCCTGGTCTAGCAGCTGCCTTACCTCTGGCCGCATACGCATGAGAAACATCTTGCCTTGCTTCATAACGCCCTCCTGTATATCGCCCGAATATAATTCTAAGACCGTAACGCCGTCAACGCTTGCCAATTTGATAGCACCTAAAATTATTTTGGTTTGGGGTGTTGACATATCCCGGCGATATATGAGAGTCTCTGTCTACGGTCACTCAAGACCGCAACCTCACCGAGATACAGGGAGATTGAAATGTCCAAATATGTCGCCTACTTCCGAGTTTCCACTGAGCGCCAAGGTCAGTCTGGCCTCGGCCTCGAAGCCCAGCAGGCAGCAGTCAAAGCCTACGCTGACGGCATCATCCATTCATTTACCGAGATCGAATCAGGCAAGCACGATGACCGGCCACAGCTGGCCGCTGCCATCGCCATGTGCAAAGCCACAGGCGCAGCTCTGCTGATTGCCAAGATCGACCGACTGTCACGCCAGGCAGCGTTCCTGCTGACCCTGCGTGATTCCGGCGTGCAGATCGTTGCAGCCGACATGCCGCACGCTGGTACGCTTGAGTTCGGTATCCGCGCTGTGGTCGCCCAGCATGAGCGCGAAGAGATCAGCCGCCGTACCAAGGCAGCACTGCAGGCAGCTAAGGCTCGCGGTGTCAAGCTCGGTAACCCAAACCCACAGGCAGCAGCAGAAGCCGGTTCAGCAGCTGGCCGTGCCAACGCTGACGCATTCGCAGCTCGCATGATGCCTCTGATCGCCGACCTGCAGCGTGCAGGCATCACCAGCCTGCGCTCAATCGCAGCAGCACTGACCGCTCGCGGCGTGCAGACAGCGCGTGGTGGCCATACCTGGGGCGCTGCCCAAGTTTCCAACCTTCTTCAGCGGGGTGCAGCATGAGCAACCTACAAAACCACGCATGGCTTGAGTTCAGGGCTGCTGGCTGGCTCAACGAGCACGATGTATTCAAGGACGAGATGCAGGAGGCCATCTGCATGCACGTCATGAAACTGCTGCGCGTCTTCTCAGACGAGGGTCACAGCGGCACCACCGCACCCTATGCGGTCAACCTGTTCAAGACCTTAGCCATGTTTGAGCCCATCGTCCCGCTGACGGGGGAGGACTGGGAATGGAACGAGGTGTCACCAGGCGTTTTTCAGAACAAACGCTGCAGCCACGTTTTTAAGCAGGCCGACCGGTTTGATGGTCAAGCCTACGACATCAATGGCCGGGTGTTCTACGAATGGCACGAGCGCGACCTGGATCCCGACGAGCCGGGCTACCCAGGCAAGAGGCGATTCAAAAGCCACTACACAGGCAGCGACAGCTTCGTGCCGGTGACCTTCCCGTATACGCCAAAGCGCGAGTACGTCGAAGTGCCGACCACAACATCTAGTGGTACGCAGTGCCACAGCGATATTTAAAGAGGAACAATAAAAATGAACAACAAGCCCATGATCCAAAAAGGTTCTGAGAACCAAAACCGGCACAATGTGTATTCCGGTTATTTCCCCAGCAAACACAATAGGTTGTGTTCGCCGCGTGACTTCACCGATCGCTGGGTAGCCGAGCAGATTTCCGCACAGCGGAACGCAGAACGCACCGACCTGTTCGTTTCGCACGCCCTGTGCGCCGTCCTCGGCGCAATGGTGGTGCTGGCCGTCCTGACTTGACCAGGAGGCCACCATGCAACTCGAGATCGGACGCGCACTGCGCGACAGCCAGCTTGCGCTGTTTGAGCAGAGAGACGGTGACTTCCTGGAGCAGTGCCGAGCCCTAGCGGTTGCGGTCTGCCGTCGCCAAGGCACGGTCAGCATCAACGACATTCGGGCAGAGCTGCGCTTGCCCGCTGAAACACACCCGTCCGTCCTGGGCGCGGTTTTCAGGTCAAAAAAATTCACGGCAGTTGGGTTCACTGAAGCAACCCACAAGGCTGCCCACGCTCGCGTCGTGCGCGTGTATCAACTCACCGAGGAGGACAATAAAAATGGTTAATAAGGTAACCCCTGACACCATGCTGTCGGCCAGCCTGCTGCCGGCACTCATGGGGCTGTCGAAGTATGGCACCCCGAACGACGTGCTCGACGGCTGCATCAACGCCATCACAGGCGAGGAGCGCAAGTTCAAGCAGAACGAATCGATGGACTGGGGCAACCAGCTGGAGCCCTTGATCCTGCGCGAGGCAGCCAAGCGGCTTGAGCTGGTGGATCTGGATGTCAACCACGACACCGCCAAGTTCCACGCCACCCTGCCGATCGCCTGCAGCCTGGACGGCACCGCTGACGGTCGCGGCCAGGTCATCCGCACCGACCCCGACAACGGCATCTTCGTCATCGGGCAGGAGTCGATCACCCTTGAGGGCGTCGGCGTGCTCGAGGCCAAGCTGACCGCAGTCTCGCCGGAGGATTCGCCAGCGCTGCACCGTGGCCCTGTCCAGCTGCAGGCACAGATGGACATCCTCGAGGCCAAGTGGGGCGCTGTCTGCGTGCTGTACCGCGGCACCGAGCTGCGCATCTTCCTGTTCGCTCCGCACCCGCAGACCGTCAAGACCATTGCCGAGGTAACGACAGCCTTTCAGGCCAAGCTCGACTTGTTCCGCACGACCGGCGAGGTCGACTACTACCCGCCGGCCAGCAACGAGGACGCCGATCGGATGTGGCCAGTCGCCGAAGACAAGGTCATCCAGCTGGATGTCGAGGCCGAGCTTTTGGCAGCCAAGATCATCGACGCCAACAAGCGAGCCAAGCAGGCAGCAGACGACAAGGCCGAAGCAGAGAAGGATCTCAAGGTCTTGCTGGGCGACGCCAAGGCTGCAGTCGCCGGCAGGTTTGAGATCAAGTGGCCGATGCGCAGCTACCAGGCGCAGCCCGAGAAGATCGTGCCGGCCAAGGCAGCGTACTCGATCCGACAGTCCACCCTTTCAGTCAAGGAGGCAGCAGCATGAACCGCGAACTAACCAACCTGGAGAAGGCTCACGCACGCGCTGTCGTGTCCTTGCTCAACACCATCCCGCAGTGCCGCGAGGATGAGGCCGAAGAGATTGTCGAGTCCTTTACCGCGCTTGTGCTGTACACCATCGAAGCATTTCTACCAGGAGATAACAATGAGCAATCTCGTTACAACTAGACAGGGGTTTGCGCCTGTGACCTTTACCGAAGCCAGGCAGTTTGCCGAAGAGCTGGCATCGTCCAGCCTAGTACCCAAAGCCTACACCGGCAAGCCGCAAGATATTCTGGTGGCCATGCAGTGGGGCGCAGAGATCGGCCTGGCACCCATGCAGGCGCTCCAAAATATCGCGGTGATAAATGGCAAGCCTAGCGTGTACGGTGACGCAGCGATGGCACTGGTGCAGGCCAGCCCACACTGCGAAGACATCGAAGAGTATTTCGAGGGTGAAGGCACGCCGAACCCGACCGCTGTCTGCGTGGCCAAGCGCAAGGGTCGCAAGCCGGTGGTCGCTAAGTTCAGCGTCGAGGATGCCAAAAGAGCTGGCTTGTGGGGTAAGCAAGGCCCGTGGCAGGCGTACCCAAAGCGCATGATGCAAATGAGAGCTCGCGGGTTTGCGCTGCGTGATGCCTTTCCTGATGCGCTGAAGGGGCTGATCACAGTCGAGGAGGCGCAAGACTTCCCGCCAGAGGCCAAGCCACAGCCAGCCAAGAATATCACGCCGCTGCCATCTAACCCACTGGATCGGATCGCACCGCCACCAGTAGATGAGTATGTGCCAGACCTGGAGGAAGCCGAATCCAATTTGCAGAATGATTCTGCAGAATCTGCAGAACCTGCTGCAGAACCTGATGTGGTAGGTAACTACCAGCTGATGGTGCCAGGCAAAGGTGATGCCGGGCCAGTAGTCAAGTCAACGCACGCGACCCAGCTCGAGTGGTCTGCAGCTTACGAAGAGCTCGCCGACAAAACCATGTCAGCAGGCAAGGCAAGTGAGCGCGACCGGATGACAGCGCTAAAAAATTTCAAGGAAGCAAACCAGGTGCAGTTCAAACGGATGGAGCCTGGTGCCATGCTGCAGCACTCGCAAACTTACCAGAAGCGGCTGCGAATGCTGGGTGCTGAGATGAACCGGGAAAAAAATCCCGACTGATAGCCGGGAAAACCCGCTGATACCTTGGTTAGCGCAGGAGGGGCGCAGTATCAGCGAGGAGAG